CCTTGCGCTCGCCTGTGTCGTCGAACGTGGCGAGGCCGAAGTAGACGTCGTAACCGCTGTCGTCAAACTGATCGGCGGCGGCCAAAAGGCGCTCGATCGTTGGGTAGAACTTCTGGGTCTTGGCGCCGTCGGGCTTAGCCGCGAACACGCAGTAGCTGTCGCCCTGCGCAAGCACCTGCTTGAGGAATGAGTTGGTCTCCATGGTCCGCCACTTTTATATTATGCGCAGCCCCGACGTGCGGGGCTGCTGTTGTGGTTACGGGCGGATTAGTCGTCCCATCCGTCGATGATGGACGCCAGCTTGTCTGCGGTCTTGGGTTCGACCTTGGGTTCGGCTTTGGTCTTGGAGACCTTCTTGGGCTCGTCGTCCTCGGCTTCGCCCTCATCGGGCTCGTCGGCCTCAGCGGCCTTGGGCTCGACTTTGGGCGCGGGCTTGGCTTTGGCCTTGGGGGCCTCCTCCTTGGGCTTCACGCCATCAACCTGCGACACGGTGAACGTGATTGCCTTGGTTGCCTCTTCGCTGTCACGCGACTCAAGCGCAGCTTTCAGCTCGGCTTCGTCCAGACCACGTACCGGGCGGAAGTACAGCTTCGGGGCCGTGGCGTCCTCATCGAACCGCATCTCGGTCAAGACCGCGATAGCCGGAGTCTTGTGAGCGGACAGGAACTTGATGTAGGCCTGCAAGCCCATCACGTTGCCCTTGGCTTCGCCGAAGATCGACGTCGCAGGCAGCTGCAACTGATAGACAGTATCCAGCTCACCCTCCAACGCAACAGCAAGCCGCTGTGAGAACCGACATGCACGCGACTCTCCTTGGCCGGAACCCTTCACGTTCATTGGGCAGTCCGCGCAGCGGGCGGCCTTGCGGTTCTCCTCCGGCACCTCTGGTGCGGGGGCTCGGGTGTCCAGCGACCAGCAGGTCGGCGCGGACGGGTTCTCGGCGTCAAAGGCACCTTCGTAGTAGGTGCGGGCAATGTCGGCGGCGTTGAGGATCACGAGGTTCATTGTATCGGACTTGCTGACCGAAACCTGCTCGCCGCCAACCAGCATGCGGAACTTGCTGCCGCGGATGCTGATCCGCCGGCCATTTGCCGTTCCGCCGGCCATTTTCTTGTTCATGTCCAGCAGAGACTGGAACAGGTCGCTGTTCACGAGTGCGTTGCCCTTAAAGATGTCGAGGTCGCTCATTGGTGGTTCTCCTTATGTGTAGGATGTGTCGTCTTCGTCGTTAAAATCGAACTCGTACTGCACGGGTTCGGCAGGGGGTTCAGCTTCGTCCGTGGCACCCGCACGAGTCAAGAGGGCCTCTTCGATCTTCTCGAGGTCGAAGCGGAAGACGCGGCCGAGCCGCATGTAGGTGCCGGCGGGGATTTCACCGGACTTCAACATCGCCATGATCGTTGCGTTTGCGACGTTGAAGTGGGCGGCTAGTTCGCCAGTGGTGACATATTTGGTGGTCATGCTTTCCTCACGGTGACGGTGTACTCCGAATCGGCGTTGATGCCCGGAGGTACGGTTTCGGGGTTCTCCTCGAGGAACGACTTCACGACCGTCTGGTTCAGACGCTTTTCGAGGAACTCCGGCACGTTGTGCTCGACAACAAACCGGTGCATCGCTTCCCAATCACTCGTCCAATACCGCGTCTTCATTGTGCGATATACCAACCCAGAGGCCGTGCGTACACTCTCGACATCCTGCTCTTTGCAGTAGTCCAAGATGGCAGACTTGATCTGGGTCAGCTGGTCGGCGAGCTCGTCGTCCTTCTTCTTGAACTCGGCAGACAGCTTGGCTTTGGCGTCCCTGATCTTGATGTAGACCCGGGTGAGCTTTTCGATCGGTGCATCTGTGGTCATTTGGTTCTCCTTTTGTGTTATTGAGTGAACTCTTACGTCACCACGCTCGTTTAGTCAAGCGCATTCTTGTATAGATCAATTACTTGTCTGTGTAGGTCTATCTTGTCGTCAAGCATCTTGTAGACGCGCTGCTCCACGGGCGACCCGATCAGCTGCACGATCGTGCACTTCTTTGTCTGCCCTTTGCGGTGAATACGCGCGTTGGCCTGCTCGTATATCTCCAGCGACGCCGTGGGGCCCCACCAGACGACGGTAGCGGCCGCGGTCAGCGTCACACCATGGGCAGCGGCCTGTGGCTGGATAATCAGCACGCGTGGGTCCGGCTGGTTCTGGAACGCGTTGAAGATGTCCGTGCGGTGGCCCGCCGGCACGCCGCCGTCGATGACCTCGCAGCTCACCTTGTCCGTGCGCAGCTTCTCAGACAAGAGTTCGATGGCGTTGCGGAACGGCACGAACACGAGCACCTTGCTCGATGTCTCGGCCAGCACCTCCATGAGCACGCGATAGCGGCTGCTTATGTCGAACACCAAGGCGTTCTGGTCGTCGGTGTAGACCGACCCGCTGCTGATCTGCAGGAGCTTCGTCATGGCGACAGCGGCCGTTCCGGCGGTGACGTTCTCACCTGCGGCCTGCAGCAGCAAGTCCTTGCGCATCCGCTCATAGAACTTCTTTTGTTGTGGGGTCATCTCCACCATGCGCGATACATAGACGAGGTCTGGTAGGTCGAGACACTCTTCCTTGGAGTGGCGTACCGCGGGCTGGAGCACTCGGTGCACAGTCTTCGGCGCGGTGTCTTTGGCAGCCCACTTGAATTGCGTTATCTTGTACATCACCATATCCCGGAATGCACCGAAGTGGCGTGGGACAGAATTCGGATTTACCAGCTTGGCGAGGCCGTAGGCGTAGTCCGGCCCTTGCGCTGCAGGGGTGCCGGTCATCATCCAGAGCCACGTGTCGGGGCCGACCAACTTGTTCAGCGTCTTCCACCGGGCGGTCTGCGCGTTCTGGTAGCTTGACGCTTCGTCGACAACGATCAGGTCGAAGCCGCCAGCGGCGATGTCGTCCGCCATCACCTTCACGCCGTCGAAGTTAATGATTACGAACTCGGCATCGCTCTCGATGACCTTGCGGCGTTTTGCAGCGGAGCCATATGCCACGTCGACCCGGCGGTGCATGGCAAAAGTGAACAGGTCGTTGCGCCACGCGGCGTCCATGATCGACACTGGACAGACAACCAGCACGCGCCGGACCAGACCTTGCTCCATGAGGAAATCGGCGGCCCATATGGCACTTGCTGTTTTCCCGGTCCCGGGGTCGCTGAAGCAGAACGCCTTACGGTGCATCGTCAAGAACGCTGCCGTCTCGCGTTGGTGCGACATAGGTTTGAATTTGCCCGGCCAGTCATAGCGCCGCTCGATCGGCGAGGGCGGGTTGAGCCCGAGGTCGCGTAGGGCGTGCACGTTGGCTATGTCCCACTTGACGGCGACGGTGTTGGCGTCGATGGAGCGCGCGTCGGGCGCCGCGGTCAGCACGGGTGCAGGGTTCTTCAGGCGCAGTACGAGCGCCTTGTTGTCGATGATCTTCATGGGTTCTCCTATTATGCGTGGCGCATAATTTATTTCTTGGGCGGCTTGCTGATGCGACCTCCGCCGGCACGGTTCTTGCTTGGGCTCTGCAGCTTTACGCCGTCTTTGTTAGACCCGCCCCGGGACAGTGGCTTGCTGTGGGCAAGGTCTTTGCCCTTGCGGGCTGCCTTGCCGTTCTTCTTGTCAAATGCGTATCGGGCCCGGGCCCGCTCGTTGCGGGCCTCTTGCTCACCGCGAGCTTTCTGGAGCTGGTATTCACGACCGTATGGCCGGTCTGCGTTGTTCTTGTATGGCATCAGTATAGTCCATTGTGGGGGCACTCCTGCACGGGGCAGTGCCGTTTGCACAGTCCGCTCGGCTTGGGGTTCCACACACCCTTCTCGAACGCCGTCTCCATACTAGCATAGTTCGAGAGCCATTTCCTCCACAGTTCTTTCTGTCCTGTGCGTTCATAGCTGGCCTTCACGAAGTCGTTGGCGATGACAAAGATCAGACCAGCACGGATTTTCTGCACCTGCGGAAAGTGGCGGAGCACTGATAGCGCCATGAGCTCTAGTTGGCCCTTTTCGGCGTAGCGAGCGGACTTGCCGGTCTTATAATCTACTATGGTCGCTTCGTCGCCGTCGATGATGAGCAAGTCCACGATGCCACGGAACCAGACGTCGTTATCGAAGAAGCCGCAGGGTTCGAGCCCGGCAGTGATGCCCAGCTTTTGCTCACAGAGTTTCTCGCCCGGCTTGGCCGCCAGCGCATCAAGCGCGGGCTTGGCGAAGGCGAACCGCTCAGGCACCGGGGTGCCGTCACGGATGAAGTCTTCCGCCGCCTTGTGAAACTCGGTGCCGTA